AAAATGGCAAAAATTAAAGACGAACAATTAAAAAAAGTAACAGAACAACAACAAGCTTTAACTAATTTATTAGCTAGAATTGGTGTTCTAGAAATTGAAAAACTTAACCTTTCTGGTGAGATTAAAAAACTAGAAGGTGAAGTTGAACAAACTAAAAAAGAACTAGAAGAAGAGTACGGGAAGGTTAGTATTAATCTAGCTGATGGTACATACGAGAAGATCGAGGATAAAGAAGATGCATAACATCAGAAAAATCAGTATTGGAACTGATTATAAAAATGATGCAATGCATTATGCGGTAGGCCAACAAGTTTATGGTGGTCATGAAATATCGCATATTTTATTTGAAGATTCTGATAGTTCTTATAACATTTATATAAAGAAAAACGATGAAGTATTACCATGGAAGAAGTTTAATTCTAACATGGCTATATCAATCGAATACGATTTAGAGTATTAATGAAAAGCTTATATGATTTTATTGTAGAACCTTTAGGTGATAAATACAATAATGAAATACAAGTTGGTGATAAAAAACTAGTTGTTAATACTAAAATTGAATCATGGACTTTTGTAAATAGACTAGCTAAAGTAATTGAAACACCAATTGCTTTTAAAACAAAAATTAAAAAAGGTGATACTATTGTAATACATCAAAATGTATTTAGAACTTTTTATGACATGCGTGGTAATAAAAAAGTTAGTAGATCATGGTTTAAAGATAATCTTTATTTTGTAGGTTTAGATCAAATATATTTATATAAAAACTCTGAGGGTTGGCACTCATTTGCAAACAGATGCTTTGTGCACCCAATAAAAGATAAGAGTGATTTTACTACAAATAAAGAACAAAAATTAAAAGGTATATTAAAATACGGTAATACGAATTTAAAAAACCTTAATATAAACGAAGGAGATTTAGTTGGTTTTAAACCAAACAGAGAGTGGCAGTTTTTAGTAGAAGGTAAGCGTTTATATTGTATGGAATCAAATGATATTGTAATTAAATATGAGCACCAAGGAAACGAAGAAGAATATAATCCAAGCTGGGCAAGTAGCAGTTAAAGAGTTAATCAAAGTTGCTAAAGAGCCTATTATAGATTATGGTCCTGATATTTCCGCAGACAGACTTAAGAATGCTGCAGCTACAAAAAAACTAGCTATATTCGATGCTTTTGAAATACTTAATCGTATTGAAGAAGAAAAGAATATGCTAGAAGATAAACCTAAAGTTGAAGAAAAGAAAAAATCTAACTTTAAAGGTTTTGCAGAAGGGAGGTCTAAATAATGTACGAGCAAACTTTATATACAATATTAGAAGATTACATTACACCTAGTACTCTTAAAAAAAATAATAAGTATAAGAAATGGGAGTATGGTTATAATGAACAACATGATATGGTTGTTATTAGTAAAGACGGTACAATAGGTGATATATACGAAATACAAAATCTTAAAATAGCTTTACCAAAAGCAAAGAATATTCACAAGTTTGAAAATGGTAAGTGGAATCAGTTTGAATATCCTAAAGTTTTAAGTAAAATAAAAACAGTATTTGATTTTAAACAATATCCAGAGGATTTTAAAGAAAAATGGTATGATTACATCGATAATGAGTTCACCCGCAGGGAGGAAGGTTTTTGGTTTTATAACAAAGGCGTTCCTACTTACATTAGTGGTACTCATTACATGTACTTGCAGTGGTCTAAGATTGACGTCGGGGCACCAGACTTTAGAGAGTCAAATAGATTATTCTTTATTTTCTGGGAAGCTTGTAAGGCAGATACACGATCCTATGGGATGTGTTACCTTAAGAACAGGCGTTCCGGGTTTTCTTTCATGGCCTCAGGAGAGGTGGTTAACTTGGCAACCATATCAAGTGACAGTAGGTATGGTATATTATCCAAGTCCGGTCCTGATGCAAAGAAGATGTTCACAGATAAGGTGGTACCCATATCAGTTAATTATCCCTTCTTTTTCAAACCGACCCAGGATGGAATGGACCGTCCAAAGACCGAGCTTGCCTACCGTGTCCCCGCAACCAAGTACACCCGTCGTAAGCTCACCTCCTCCGCCGACGAGACCTTACAGGACGAATTACAGGGACTTGACACCACTATCGACTGGAAGAATACCGGTGACAACTCCTACGATGGGGAGAAGCTCAAACTACTCGTTCACGACGAGTCCGGTAAATGGGAGAAGCCGAACAACATCCTCAACAACTGGAGGGTCACGAAAACCACGTTAAGATTAGGTAGTAGAATTATTGGAAAGTGTATGATGGGTTCAACATCAAATGCTTTAGATAAAGGAGGTAAAGAATTTAAAAAATTATATGATGACTCAGATGTCACAAAAAGAAACAGCAATGGACAGACTCGCTCAGGATTATATAGTTTGTTCATACCTATGGAATGGAATTACGAAGGATACATTGATTCTTATGGATTACCTGTATTCGATACACCAAAAAAACAAGTTAAAGATCCGCACGGTATAACAATAAAACAAGGTGTTATAGAATATTGGGAAAATGAAGTAGAAGGATTAAAAGAAGATCAAGATGCTTTAAATGAATTTTACAGACAGTTTCCTCGTACAACTAAGCATGCTTTTAGAGACGAGTCAAAACAATCTTTATTTAATCTAACTAAGATATATGAGCAAATAGATTTTAATGAAGATTTAAAAAATAGTATAAATATAACAAGAGGTAGTTTTCAATGGGAAAATGGAGATCAAGACACTAGAGTTATATTTGTACCAAATAAACAAGGAAGATTTTTAATTACTTGGATACCAGATATTAATATACAAAATAGAAGATATATTAAAAACGGTATAAATTACCCAGGTAATGAACATATGGGAGCATTTGGCTGTGACCCATATGATATATCAGGAACAGTAGATAAAAGAGGTTCAAATGGTTCACTGCATGGGCTTACAAAGTTTAGTATGGAGAACGCACCACCAAATCATTTTTTCTTAGAATATATAGCGAGACCTCAAACTGCTGAAATATTTTTTGAAGATGTATTGATGGCGTGTATATTTTATGGTATGCCAATACTTGCAGAGAATAATAAACCAAGATTACTTTACTATTTTAAACGTAGAGGTTATAGAGGTTTTGCAATGAACAGACCTGATAAAGCAAGAAATAAATTATCTGTAACAGAAAGAGAAATAGGTGGAATACCTAATTCTAGTGAAGATATAAAGCAAGCTCACGCTGCAGCAATTGAAACGTATGTTGAAAATTTTGTAGGATTAAAAGAAACAGGATATGGAGATATGTATTTTCAAAGAACGTTAGAAGACTGGGCTAAATTTAATATAAATAATAGAACAACTCATGATGCTTCGATCAGCTCAGGTTTAGCTCTTATGGCGTGTAACAAACATAGATATACTCCAACAACAAAAAGAGAATTACAACCTGTTGATTTAGGTATTAAAAAATATAATAATAAAGGATCGACATCAAAAATTATAAGTTAAATGAATATATATACTAACACTAATAGTCCTTTTCCAAGTCAAGTAGTAAGTGACGTAGAAAAAGCTAGTATTGAGTATGGAACACAGGTTGCTCAAGCTATAGAGCAAGAGTGGTTTTCACAAGGAAGGACTAGTGGTAATAGATACTTAACTAACTGGAATAATTTCCACATGTTAAGATCATATGCTAGAGGTGAACAGTCAATACAAAAATACAAAGATGAGTTAGCTATTAACGGTGATTTATCATATTTAAATTTAGACTGGAAACCAGTACCTATATTATCTAAGTTTGTAGACATAGTGGTAAACGGTATATCATCAAAAACTTATGATATAAAAGCTTATGCCCAAGATCCTGAGTCAATAAAGAAAAGAACTAGCTATGCTTCTAAGATATATGAAGACATGCTGTCTAAAGAATATTTGGATAACTTAAAAAATACTTTAGGTATTGATTTATACCAAACACCTAATACAGATATAATACCAGAAACAACAGAAGAGTTAGAACTTCACATGCAATTATCATATAAGCAAAGTGTAGAAATAGCAGAAGAAGAAGCTATATCTAGTGTACTTGCTCAAAACAAATATGATTTAATTAGACGTAGATTAAATATGGATTTAGCTGTTTGCGGTATTGCAGCGGCTAAAACTAGTTTTAATACAGCTGAAGGTATTACTGTTGATTATGTTGATCCAGCATATATGATATATTCTTATACAGAGGATCCAAATTTTGAAGACATATACTATGTTGGTGAATTAAAAGCTATAACAATACCAGAGCTTAAAAAAGAGTTTCCTAATATATCTGATGAAGAATTAAAAAGAATACAAGCAATGCCAGGTAATAAATCTTATATTACTGGTTGGGGTGATTATGATGAAAATACTGTTCAAGTTTTATATTTTGATTATAAAACATATCATAATCAAGTATTTAAAATAAAGCAGACAGATCAAGGATTAATGAAGGCTATTGAAAAGCCAGATACATTTAATCCACCAGAAAACGATATGTTTGAAAGAGTTTCAAGATCTATTGAAGTATTATATAGCGGTGCTAAAGTTTTAGGTACTGATACAATGCTTAAATGGGAGCTTGCTGAAAACATGTCAAGACCTTATGCTGATACTACTAAGGTTAAAATGAACTACGCAATATGTGCGCCTAGAATTTATAAAGGTAGAATAGAATCATTAGTTAGCAAATGTACTGGTTTTGCTGATATGATTCAAATTACACATTTAAAATTACAACAAGTTATATCTCGTATGGTGCCAGATGGTGTTTACTTAGATATGGACGGGCTTGCTGAAGTTGATCTTGGTAATGGTACTAATTATAATCCAGCAGAAGCATTGAATATGTATTTCCAAACTGGTAGTATTGTTGGTAGATCATTAACACAAGAAGGTGATATGAACCCAGGTAAAGTTCCAATACAAGAACTTAATTCTGGTACAGGTGCTGGTAAAATACAAAGTCTTATACAAACTTATCAATACTATTTACAGATGATAAGAGACGTGACGGGGTTAAATGAAGCTAGAGATGGTAGTTTACCAGACCGTAACACGCTTGTAGGATTGCAGAAACTAGCAGCTAACGCATCAAATGTAGCAACTAGACATATTGTACAATCTAGTTTATTTTTAACGCTTAAATTGTCAGAAAATATTAGCTTAAAAGTAGCTGATGCACTGGAGTTTCCATTAACTAGAGCATCATTACAGAACTCTATATCAACTTATAACATTAAAACGTTAGATGAAGTTGTTAATCTTAATTTACATGACTTTGGTATTTTCTTAGAATTAGAACCAGATGAAGAAGAAAAACAACAATTAGAAGCTAATATACAAATAGCTTTACAAGCTAAAAACATTGATGTTGAAGATGCTATTGATTTAAGACAAATTAAAAATCTTAAATTAGCTAATCAAATGTTAAAAGTAAAACGTAAAGAAAAAGCTAAACAAGATCAATTAGCACAGCAAGCTAATATACAAGCTCAAGCAGAGGCTCAATCACAAGCAGCAGAAAAAACAGCTATGGCAGAAGTACAAAAACAACAAGCTATATCTGGTGCTAATGTAGAATATGAAAAAGCTAAGAGTGAGTTTGAAAAAGATCGTATGCAGCTGCAAGCACAATTAGATCAACAAAAAATAATGCAGCAACATAAAAACGATATGGAACTTAAACAATTAGAAGTTTCAAATCAAAAACAAAAAGAAAAAGAAATAGAAGATCGTAAAGATAAAAGAATAAAAATGGAAGGTACTCAACAGAGTAAAATGATACAGCAAAGACAAACAGATAGCCCAGCTATAGATTTTGAAGCTGAATCAGGACTAGACATGTCGCCTTTCATGTAGTATTAACTATTTAATTATATTATATTATGTCAAACACAAAAGCAGCCGTAGAGGTGAAGCAAGAAGGTGAATTTACTTTAAAAGGTAAATCAAAACCTAGAAAACCAAAACAATTAGGTAATAAAGAACAAGAAATACAAAAGGTAAATATTAAAGAGCCTTTAGTAGAAGTTGAACCTGATGTTAAAAAGGTAGAAATTAAAAACGAAGAAATTAAAAAAGAAGACGATGCCATTCAAATCGGAGAAACAGAGGAGGTATCTGTGGAAAAACCATCCGGAGATAGCGCAGAGGTGGGAGAACCTGTACAAGAGTCCAACGAGACTACTGAAGGGTTTTCTCCGATCCAAGAAGTAACTGAAGAAGAAGTTAAGCAAGAAGTAAAACAACCAGAAGTAAAACCAGTTGAACAACCAGCTGTAGATTTACCTGAAAATGTAGAAAAGCTTGTTAGCTTTATGAAAGAAACAGGTGGTACTGTAGAAGATTACGTTAGATTAAACGCTGATTACAGTAACATTGATGAAAAAGCATTGTTAAAAGAATATTACAAAAAAAATAAACCTCATTTAGACGCTGAAGATGTAGATCTTATTTTAGAAGATTTTACATGGGATACAGATGTTGATGAGGAAAGAGATATACGAAAGAAAAAGTTAGCATTTAAAGAAGAAGTTGCTAAAGCTAGAACGTATCTAGACAACTTGAAAGACAAGTACTATGACGAAATTAAACTACGTCCTGGTGTAACTCAAGAGCAACAAAAAGCAGTGGACTTTTTTAATCGTTACAATAAACAGCAAGAACAGGCTGAGCAACTACACACGCAGTTTAAACAAAGTACTCAACAGCTTTTCAGCGATCAATTCAAAGGTTTTGATTTTGAAGTTGGAGGTAAAAAGTATAAGTATAACATACAAAATCGTGATGCAGTTGCAGAAAACCAATCAAACATTAACAATCTGATAGGGAAGTTCCTAGATGCAGATGGTAGTGTAGTAGACCCGGCTGGTTATCATAAAGCAATGTATGCTGCTGAAAACGTAGATAAGATCGCTACTCATTTTTACGAACAAGGTAAAGCCGATGCCGTTAAGGATGTAGTTAACAAATCTAAAAACCTTTCTGATGTAAAAGCCAGACAAGGTAATACAGGTGAAGTTTTCATCGGTGGAATGAAAGTAAAATCGATTAGTGGTGCGGACTCTACAAAACTTAAAATAAAAACAAGAAAGTTTAACTAATTTAAAATTTATTAATTATGGGTACATTAACTCCACAGTTTGGAACAATATTACCATCTCAGAAGCAAGAGCTTTTAAATAGCAATTATTTAAAGTTCAACACTGGAGGTGCTAATGATTTTATCCAACAGTATTTACCAGAGGTCTACGAAGCTGAAGTAGAGCGTTATGGAAACAGAACGTTATCTGGATTTTTAAGAATGGTCGGTGCAGAAATGCCAATGACCTCTGACCAAGTAATCTGGTCTGAGCAAAATAGATTACATATT